TTAGGAGCTGTCACCGGGACTTCCACCTCGTCAAAGCCATCGGCAGGAGACTTGTCACCGAGACGGATAAAGGTAACGGTCTTGTTGGGGTCTTTGTTGGACGGCTGAGTATCATGCTCAACCGTAGACTTGATGTAGCATCCGACAAGCTCATCGTGGTCGATTTCAGTACGAGAGTAGTCGTTCAGAGCGGTCTTTGCGAAGAAGGAGAATGCGTTATAAGCACCCTCGTTCATAGAGCCGTCCTGCTTCATCAGGTTAAAACGCTCCGTGTGGGTCTGACCCTTTGCGGTTTTCATCTTGACCTCTAACTTACCGAACTCTTCCTTGTACGAGACCTCGATGATTTTGAAGATGTGAGTACCTTCGGGGATGAGGGAGAAACCCTCAGTCAATGCGATTTTTGCCATTTTTCAAATCCTCCTAAAATTATTTTCTTTTCTTTGCGTTTGCGATGATGGCTGCTGCGAGGACGATGACGATTTCGGTCATCAAGGTCACGAGAATACCTGCGACAAATGGATTGATATACATTACGATTCCTCCTCAATAGCTTTGGTGGTGATACGATAGTTGACCTTTGCTCGTGTGTACTTGTCGAGCAGACCGTCAGCTTTCAGACCATCCTTGTCGATTTCCGTAGACTCGGTACGAGAAACATTCCACTCGTAGTGTTTGCCCCGGAGACTGACCTTCTTGTCACCGTCTCGGAACTGAGCGAGAGCGTGTTGCTTGATGATGTCGGTGACAATCTTCAATCTCTTTTCGAGTGGCTCGATAGGAGCAGAGAGTCTCTCGATTTCGGCTTTCAGCTCTTCGCCCTCGGCGAGTAGAGCTTCGATGTCGGACTCAGGGTTGAGAGTGTTGGTACGGAGTTCCTTCAAGATTTCCGCATCCTTCTTCTCATCGAATGCCGGGGAGACACCTGTCTCAACATGGTCTTTCCACCATTTCTCGGCTTTCTTTACGAGCTTGTCGAAGTTGGGGTATCTCTCGGACACCTTGAAAGGAACGGTGATGGTGTTCTTCGCACTCGGTACGAACTGAGAGGGGTCTGCGTAGTCCTTGTCGGACAGGAAGGATGCTACCATGATGACATCATCAATGCCGAGCAGGTACGCATAGAGGGATGCCTGTAGAGCGTAGTACTCAGGGACATCATTCTGCCAATCCTCAGCTCGCTTAGTGGTTTTCATTTCGAGGACGGTTACAGGCTTTCCGTTGTCATCGTAGAGCAGGTAGTCCCACATACCGCCGAAGATAGGCTCTTCCTTGAAGAAGTCTCCGAAGGTACGGTTGAAGTAGTCCTCTCCGAAGATGTCCGTAGGAGTCACGAGGTTAGTCATAAAGTAGGACTTCTTCATGTAGTTCGCCTGTTTAGGCTCGATGGTCTTACCTGCTGCCGTATAAATGGTCTCCTCGAAAGGCTTCTGATAGGTCTTAGTGATTTCGCACCATACCTCAAAAGGAGTAGACCAAGGGTTGAGACCGAGTACCGTTGCGAAGCGAGTAGCAGTCAGCTTCTTAGGCTTCTTAGGCGGTACGACTTTGATTTTGTTACCTTCTAACCATTCCATGTCTTATTCCTCCTCGATGTTGTAGTTCTCAATCATCTCGCCGACCTTCAAAACGAGCTGCTCGCAAGCGGTCTTAGAAATGGTCTTGAAACCTTCGGTCTTGATAGCGACCTGCTGAATGAACTCTTCCTGCGTTGGGTCAATCTCTTTGAGTCTCTTCAAGACGGACTTCAAAGCCTGAATCTGCAAGTCATCAGCATTGCCCTCAGGGGAGGTCAGACCTTTCTTGATTTCCTCACGCTTTTCTGGAGTAGCAGGTTTCTTCGGCTCTGCCTTAGGAGCAGGAGCATCCTTTCCCGATTCACTGTCAAACGCATCGGCTTCGACCACATCGAGGATGAGGAAGTAGAGGTATCTACGCATATAGGTGATTTCAGCACCAAGACCCTGTACCTCGTTCATTCTGAACTTACCCGGCTCTGCGATGGAGCGAGTGTTGAAGGAAACCTCAATCTTCTCGCTCACATTGTCGAGGTTGATGAGATTACCGATTGCCTTACCATCAGGGAAACTCGTTACAAACAAGCAGTTGTATGTAGCGAAGATTTCGGTTGCCACCGGGACGATATCTTCAAGCTCGAAGTATTTGAACTCGGCGTGAAGGTTTACCCCGGACTTTGTGACACCTCGTTTGAGAAAGTCGATTCTCGCTGCGAGGAGCTTTTGCCACACATTCATGGTGGCGGTATCAATTTCTGACTTTTTCGTTGCCATGCTTATTCCTCCAATAATTTGATGATTTGTTTCTTAATGCTGTTGATTTTGCGAGTGTTCTTCTTCGGCGGCTTGATGCCGAGGAAGTCGTTCACATACTTCTTTGCGAGTCGGATGTACCAATCCTTATCGACAACCGAGACCGACAGCTCGTTATTGTTGTCGATGATGCAATGCTCAGGGAGACCGCCGATTTTTACATCGTTGCCTTTCTCGGCGTGGGTTTTCAGGAGAGTTCCGTACTTCCTATCCTTTACGGCATACACTCGGTTGCACTTCTGTACCGGGATAGGATTGCCGTCTACGATGTGAACTACCTTAGAGTAGAGACCTGATGCTTTAGCCACGAGCTGAAAGCTCAGTAGGTCATTACAACTATTGATGGTATCTTCCACCGGGACACCCTTTGCGAAGTAGTCAAGGATGGCTTTCGCTACGATGGTCGCATTGTTGTTTACATTGAACGCACCTGCCGGGGCAATCCCTCGGACGAGCTGACCGCCCTTGATTTTTGTGCTACCGTCCTCAGCGATTTCAACATAGTTGTTGACATCCTTCTGAATGATTTCAGAGATGGAGTCCTCTTCAAGCTCAAAGCCTGTTCGGTCTTGCCATTCCTGACAGATAGCATCGTAGGTTTCGAGGTCTGTATCATCGAGACTTACCATGATGCCATCGGTGTTGAGCTGCACGATTTTTAGAGTGGGGCAGTCCGCTACGAGATGGTTAGCAAGCTCCAAGAGTCTGAGCTGACCTGTGATGCACACCGAGCGACCCATCAGAGGGTCAAACAGGTCGTTGTACTTCGAGAGCATCGCTCCGTAGGTCGTGTTGGCAACCAACTTTAGGGCGTTGGCGGTAGCCTTGTCCCCGGCTTTCTTAGCTTTCATACGAGCATCGAGCATCTTTGCGTAGATGAGAGGATTCGGGATGCTACGGCTACAATATCCATCCAAGGTCATCAGGTGAGGATAGTAGCTGCCGACATCTCGGTTTCGGATTTTCCTCTTCTTAGTGGCTTTCTCCCGGTAACAAGGGATTGCTCCGTGAATACCGCCATAAGCAACGGTGACTTCGCACTCTTCGATGTTGAAGTTTAGCTTGCTCTTGAATACATCGTCATCGCTGAGGGAGCTGTCGTACATTCTGTTGAAGAACTCGAACACCTCATCGGGGATGTATTGTCGGAGAAGGTTGTCCGGGTACACATACTGTCGCTCGTCATCGTGTTCCTTAGGAACAGCATCGAGATAGAAAGCGGTCAGCTTTGCGTTTGTCATATACAAGGCTCTGCTGTCGGGAATGTTCTTCAATCGACCAAGGTATAGCTTGTTTTCAAGATACCCCTTGCGAAGCTCATAGAGCTTTTCGGTTGCATCGACATCGTGTTTGCAGTAAAAGATAGTCTCTTCAAGCTCCTCTTCGGTGAGAGGGCGGTCGATGTTGAAGTCAACCTCCGATTCTCTGATATCCATACCAAGGTGAGCTTCGATGGCTTTCAGAGACAAGCCTTGCTGACAGTCATCCATCAGGTCGAATTGCTCGAAGAAGGATTTGCTGTCCCGGATGAGTGGGTGCTGCCATCCAACTTCACCGTGAACGATGACATAATCGTTGATTTCCTTCACCTGTTCGGGTGTCGCATCTGCGAGGACGGCTTTCAAAATGAATTGGTCGTAATGCTTGTTGTTGAATCCTGCGAGGAGAGGGTCATTCTCCATAAAGGACTTAACAGCTTCATTGTCGTTGTGAATGATGGTGTACTCGCCACTCTCGATGTTCTTGAAAACAAAGAGCCAATCGTGGGCGAACACCTCACAGTCGAATATATAGGTTGTCAATCTTTCACCTCCATTACTTCGTCAAGCCATTTGAGAATCTCCTGTGCTTGTTCGTGTGGGGTAGTAGGAAGAAACAGATTCTTCAAAATACCTTCAAGGACATTCACCACGATGAAGTTCCCGGCTTGCTTGTAGAGCTGAGTATCGCTACACACCTCGGATGCCTTCTGAAAATCGGAGTCATCAAAACCCATCAGTCTCCAACATTCGAGGGGTGTCAGCTTTCTTATCTTGTTCTTTTTGTCTTGCACTTTAAGTTCTTGCCCCCCCCTTGACTCGTATGAACGGTAGGAGAAAGACCATCGCCGTAGACCCTTCGGGACTGCTCATAGGTCTTTTCCCATTTCTCGCCTACGAGTTCGGCTACCTGATTACACTTCATATTCAATAACTCCGTTCATTTGCTGATGCCCGAATCCCTTGTAATCTCTTGCGAGCAAGGTGCAAGCGATGTCAGTAACCCGGACGATGGTTTTACCACAGTCTTTCACGAGGACACCCTGATAAAGTTGTCGTTGATTCG